ATGCCGCCCGTCAGATTCCGGCATCGCAATATGTCAAACTGCCGAAAGAAAGGCCCCTGCCCCAAGGCGCAGCCGGCCTTCATGAACTGTTGAAACTTTTGTTGAAACTCACCAGCCAGGAAAGCGGCGTCGTTGCCAAACTCATTGCTTCTGATGACGATTTGAAACGTTTTGCCACGTTTAAAGACCGCAACAATCCGATTTTAAAGGGCTGGCGCAAAGAATTGTTCGGCAACCGGGCGATTGAACTGCGCAACGGCAAACTCAGCATCCGCTACGACAACATTAAACATTGTGTCAGCATTACGCCCGTTGCGGACGTTTCCGCCTAGCACTCGCCGTTTTGATACGGCTTATTATAAAGCCTGTCCAGCAGATTAATCAGCTTAAGCGCCGTTTCACTGCGGATTGAATAGAAAATTGTCTGTGCCGAACGGCGGGTTTTAACAATTCCGTTGTTCCGCAAAACCGCCAGATGCTGCGATAATGCCGACTGGCTGAGATCAACCATTTTTTCCAGCTCACCCACGTTCAATTCT